AGGCTGCCCAGAAAGATAGCGAACAGTGCGGCCGTGATTCGGCTTCGTCGGCCGCTATAGCCGCTTCCTGGCTGTCTTACCCCGCAATGGGGGCAAATCTCGGCCTTAGCGCGGATGACCTCACCGCATTCAAAGCAGTATTTGCTCGGAACGTCGATGCGTGGCCGGTCGTTCATTTTTGGGCGCCTCGGCCTCGGGCGGCCGGCCTGGCTTTGGCCGCGCCCCGCTTCGCGAGCCGATGAACCTGATCGGCCCTGATCGTCGAGTAAATCTCGCCGATCCACTCCAGTCGGACGCCCTCGATCAGTTTGGCGTTGAAACTCTGCAGGTTCACGGTGTTTGGCGTTTTTCCATACAGAATGGTCTTAATGTAGCGGCGTCCATCCCGGGTCCGCACTGCCGCTTCCTTGCCGTAAAAGCTCTCAAGCGACCGCTTTTGCTCTTTCCAGACGAGAATCACATCCCCCTCGTCATAGCGCGGCATCATCGAATCGCCCTCTACCTGGAATGCGACCAGATCTCCCGGGACGCCGTAGGGAAGTTCTACCTCGTACAGGCCGCCTTCCGGCACCTGCTCGAACTCCGGCTCTATGACGGCGCCCGCGCCGATCATTCCGACTACGGTAACGCGGAGAAGGCCGCTCTCTGCCGATTCGGACGTCGTTTCGGTCGGGCCGTACATGATGTCTTTGCCGGTAATCTTGCGACCCGGCCGGCTAAACGCTGCGGCGTATTTGTCGGCGTCATCATCGCCGATCGTCCGCGTTCCGTTTTCATGGGATCGGTAGGTGCTCTCACCCCATCGGTATCGCTGGGCAGCGTGTGAGGCGAACGCAAAACCTGCGGCTTCCCGATAGGCCTTAAGCCTATCAGCGCGCGCCTGAATTACCTCGTCTCGGTCGTCCGTCCCCATGCCGATACGGATTGTACCGATATTTTCGATACGTGCCGTATTGACTATACGCGATACCTCGTGTATCGCTTGTGGTATGCACTCGTTCTCAGACATCATCGCAGCCTTCGGTGGCGTTGTTCCATTCAGGGACGCCCTTGGGCTTCCCGATGTTAACGCCCGGCAGATGAAGCAGCGCGATTCCATCCCCGCGCACTACTGGCCGCGCACCGTCGAGGCAGCTCATGAAAGGGGCGTCGAGGGCGTAACGCTGGAAGTGCTCGCCAACCTCGCGGAGGCGAAGTTTGCTGAGGCGGCGCGCGCGAAGCTGGAGTCCGCCCAGTGAACGGCGCGCCCGCCTTAGTGTCAGTGGTGGCTTTCGCTGATCACGCTGGGCGGACCTCCCAGATCGCCCGTCATCTGGATTCCACGAATGCAAGCGTCCCGAAAGTTCTGCAGATTGATGATCAAGCGGACCTCGATAACTCCAATCGTCTCGCCCCGCTCGTCCTTTTCCATGCGGTATCCGACCGTGTGAAGGACTCCGTTGATGACCTGATGCTCTCCGAAGTCGTCGACGTAGACCGGCTTCCTTCTTTTCCTCTCTATCAGTTCCATTTTGCTCTCGCTCCCTCGCCTTCGTTGGCGAGCGGGTATTCCACCATGAGTCGCGGGTGCCAAAAACTAAATTCTGCCGCGCATACCCACCATCGGTTCCGTTCGCGAAACCTAAGCGGGATCCCAGTAATAGTACGGGACCGAGTTGACCCGATTTTACTGGCGCGTCCCCAATCGCGGCAAAAGCGTGACAACCTTCGCGCGTCGGCCGCGATGCTGGGTTGCGGGGAACGCCTATGACCTCCAGCCAAATCATCTTCGCTGCATCTCCGTATTTGTTCGTACTGATCGCATTGGCGTCTGTCTTTGCGCTGGTTCCGTTGCGTCGTGGCCTTGACGCGCGAATCGCGCGGGCCGTGGCGGACGCGCTCCGGCGCCGGGACGACGGTATAGCCCGCGCGGCGCTCCAGGTTGTTGTCGACGAAAACATTCAGCGCGCCCTTCGCGGCCGAACCGGCTTGCGGGGGCACTGAGGCATGCCCCTCATCATCAAGATTCTCGCCATGTGGACTGTTCTATCCATTGCGGTGGGGCTGTTCATTGCGCCGATCTTCGCCCGCCGCGTCCATGTCGCCGAGGAACATGAGACGGAAGCGCCACAGGACTGGTTTGCGCGGCACAAGTTTAGGCGCTGGGCATAATGATCCACCTTCACACCCGCTCCGTTTGCGATGAATGCGGCGACGCTCCGGCGGTCGTGCAGATCGTCGACATGTTTTTCCTATGCACTTCCTGTGTGGCGATGGTTTCAAATTCATTTACGTCGGGCGATTTAACCTCCCTCGACGTGAATGCGACAACTGGCTTGGGCGGTAATGCCCCTGCCGCATCGAGCGCGTCGGTTGTCGCTTGTAATTCAGATCCGGTGTCTTCGCCTATTCCTCCCGCACCGGTCCACTCGGCGCCGTCACCTGATCCAGGGGCGGCGCCGCTTTTATCTTCTGCCGAGTGGTCTTCACGCGCAACCGTAGCTGAGGTGCTTCGGCCGGCGTTTGATGGCTGCGGAAAAGACTTGCAATCGCACTCGGGTGAAATTCCTGAGCTCGGCACCACTTCCGACGATCTCGACGCCACGATCTCCGAGCTTGAAGCATCCTGGCGTGCCGAGATGGGCTCGCCGTTCTTCATGGCGAGGAATTCGCGGACATTGCGCGTCGTGGCCAGCAGCGAAATTTCTTCCGCCGTTTCACCAAACTGAAAATTTGAGGGGAGCAAAATCATGTTGCGTTTATTTGCCCTTAGGCTTGGGAGGTCTCCCAAATGTCTTGGGAGGGCCAATCAATGATCACTGTCTACGCCGAGCATCTTCGGGAGCTGGCGGCGCCTTCGCCGGTCGGCGACTACATCAAGGTTGCGATCGGGCGCGCAGCCAGGCGGGCCGGATTGGATTACTGGAGAGCTTTCGACATTTGGTACGGCAAAGCCCGCCGCATCGACGCCCACGAAGCCGAGCGCATCGCGGATGCACTCCAAAAGAAACGGGAAGAGGAAACGCGCAATGACCTCCACGATCTCCGAACGCGCCTCCTCAAGATGGAGTCAAGGATTGCCGCGGAAGCTGCGAACCGCGCTAGCCCAAGCCTTAGCCACCTTCGGCCACGACTGCGTTGACCTTGCTCTATGGGTTGCGCCCTGGCTGGAAACGCCGACTGACGACGGGGAAACGAAATGAGACGGTTATCAATCGGTCGTTCGCTTGCCGCCTTGGCAGCCGTTGGATTTCTTACGGTAGCCCCGCCTGAGCGCTTCGCTCTCCGTGCAGCGCCTCCGCTCATCTCGAACGAACAAAGGCGCAAGCGCAGCAAGAACAAGAAGGGCCCGTCACCGAACGGGCTGACGGGACAACGCTTCGACAAGTCGCGATTGATTGTCGATCGGGCGTCGAGCTTCAAGAGGCTGCGGCGATGGGCGCGGAGTCGCCCCGAGTTGGTCGAACAGCCGAGTGAGAAGGCGTTATTGCGCCATCCTTGGTATCGCAAAAAGATGGAGCGGGCCGCCGTAAGCGCACGCGCCGCTTAGTTACTGCATTCTAAATAGCGTTCCGTAGCGTACCTCGCATCACCCGCGCCTTTCGCGCGGTGGGGACAATTCCAAACACGGGCAGGAAAAATGCATAATTCTGCAATCCACGACGCGCGCGCAAATGCGGTGCCATCCCAGATCAAATACGCGGATGAGAGGCGGGCGCGCCAGGCGCGATTTGAGGGGCACACGATCGAGGCACCCCCGATCGCTCCGGTGGACAAGACGCTTCGCGGGCCGCCGTCCGCCATTAACCCGCTACCTAAACCCGCCGCCGTAGTCGAGGCCGCGCCCCCGCCCAAGAAACCCTGGTTCTGGATCGAATTCGAGATTGAGAAAGAGCTTCGCGTTGAAACAATCCAGCGGGTTGTCCTCGCGAGATATCCCAAGGTCACGCGCCGCGACCTTCTCTCGGCTCGGCGCACCAAAGACGTCGTGCTTCCCCGCCATATCGCGGTCTATCTGACGAAAATGTTGACGGTTAAGTCGCTCCCGCAGATCGGCAGGGCGTTCGGAAGAGATCACACGACGGTTCTCTTCTCCATCAACAAAATCGCCCGGCTCATCGAGGCCGACGACGAACTAGCCGACGATATCGAAACGATGATGGACATCCTCAAGGCGAAGAGGGCGGCCTAATGTTTCATATCGGAGCATGGCCCGACGCCAAAGTTCAACACCTCAAGGCGCTCTGGGATCGCGGGCTTTCCGCCAGCAAGATCGCTGCCGAGATGGGCGTCACCCGCAACACGGTGATCGGCAAGGCCAGTCGCCTCGGTTGGACGCGAGCTAAAGCGCCTCCGACCCCGGAAGAAATCCAGGCGCAGATCGAAAAGCGGCGCGCCAGACAGAAGCTGTACGAGCGCAAGCGTGAGCGTCCGATCACTTACAGACTCCGTGTCTTCATCACTTCACAGCCCTATGCGGAGACAAAGACAATGGAATACCGGGAGCCGTTGAACCTCACGCTCGCCGACCTGACGATGAAAGACGGGCGTCCGGTCGAGTGCCGGTTCATCACAAATGATGATCTGGCGAACGCGACATACTGCGCACATCCCGTCGATTCCGAAACGTCCTGGTGCCGTCACCACCGCCTCAGATTACAGCCGCCCAAGGGATGGATTGCGCCCGCCATGGCGCCGAAGATCGCGGTGGCGGCGTAAATGCGAAATCCAAACTGGACATCGCGGGAGGACGCGACCGCGCTCGTTCTTAAGCGTGCCGGACGGTCCAACGGAGATATCGGGGAGCGGCTCAACCGCTCCGCAGATGCGGTTAAGCGCCGTCTTGGCTGGATTAGGCTGAGTGCAGAACGGCGCGCCGAGATCGGCCGCACCAAGACGCGCAACCGTAATCCGGAGGCGCGCGTCTGATGCAATCCTCCCCGCAACAGCTCGACCTCCTGGAATATGCGCCTCCGGCCGCTCGCCGCGATGCTGCCATGACATCCGTGACCGTTCACGCTGAGGGGAAAAGCCCCGGTTGGACTGCGGCGGCGCTCGCCTGGATTGAGAAGTACGCCGAGACGCACGCATTTTTCATCAGTGAAGAATGCACCCAGGCCGCAATAGCAGCGGGCGTCCCTATTCCACACGATCTGAGGGGATGGGGCTCGCTCTACCCCAAGGCCGCGCGCAAGGGCGTCATCATCAAGGACGGATACGGCACGAGCAAGCGCCGCAACCTCTCGCCGACGCCGATGTGGCGTTCGTTGCATCCGAACTTTGCGGGGCCGGCATGATCTTCGCCCTTCACTGCCTCGCCTGCATTGGCCTGTATATGGTTTTCAAGCTGTTCGGCGAATCCTTCGCTTGGGGATGGCTCGGCGGTATCACCTGCGCGATCATGCTTCGCGCTCTTGAACAGGTGCCGGCATGATCCCGCAACGCATCCAGCGCAAGCGTAGCAAGGGCGCGCGGCTGCCTCCTGACACGGTCGTAGTTACGCGCGGAACGAAGTGGGGTAATCCCTGCGTCGTCAATTCGCGCGCTGGTTGGGGCACGGGACCGGCGCGTTCCCCGAACGTCCCGACCGCAGAGGAGGCTGTTGCGTTCTACCGCGAGTTTTTAGCAGCATGCCCCGACCTAATGGCGGCGCTGCCAGAGCTTCGCGGCAAAAACCTTGCCTGCTTTTGCCCGCTCGACGCGCCATGCCATGCCGACGTTTTACTTGAACTCGCAAACGCTCCGGTGTCGGCATAATGGCTGAGACCCGCGTTGAGCATCTGGCGGAGGGCGTAACGCTTTACCTTGGCGACTGCAGGGATGTGATGCCGACCCTAGGCCGCGTGGGGCACGTTATCAGCGATCCTCCTTATGAGGCGCGGATGCAAATGCTTCACGCCAAGTTCAAGTTGCGGCGCACTGACGGCGGACCGCAGCGTGAGGCGCTCAACTTTGATTCTATCCAGGACATTCGCGCTCCGTTCCTCGATGCCGTAGCCGCGCAGAACGACGGCTGGCTTTTGGCCTTTTGCAACGTCGAGGGCGTCGGGGAATGGCAGGCCGCCATCCTCGATCGCGACATGAAATTCAAGACTACCTGTATTTGGGTGAAGCCCGACGCCACGCCAAAGCTCAACGGGCAGGGGCCTGCGCTCTCTTATGAGTGCATCACCACGACATGGTGCGGCACGGGTCATGCGCGCTGGAACGGTGGCGGTAAGCGTGGCGTTTTCTCTCACCTGACAAACAACGCTGAGCGTTCCGGGCTTCACCCAACCGAAAAACCCGTAAGCCTTATGGTGGAACTGCTGACGCTATTTAGCAATGAGGGCGAACTGGTCTGCGATCCCTTTATGGGCAGTGGGACCACCGGGATTGCGGCCGTCAAGTTGGGGCGCCGCTTCGTCGGCATTGAATTGAACCCAACCTATTTCGATCTTGCCTGTCGCCGCATCGCAGATGCGTTAGCGCGCCCCGACTTCTTCATTTCAACCCCGGCGAAGGCCAAACAGGAGGCGTTGTCCCTATGAGCCGCGTCTACACCGTCAAATCGAATGCCCGCCGCGATGCCCGCAAACTCGGACTCGATCCGGAGGTGGTCAAGGCCGTCGTTGGCGGTTTCGTCATCGACTATCCGGACGCCAAGATCGAGAAACTGATCAAGCCCAAGAAGCCGAAGGTGGAGAAGACGGCCGAGGCAGAACCAAAGCCGAAAGCAGCCAAACCACCCAAGGCGCCGAAAGCAGCGAAGGTTGCCCGCGCCAAGCGTGAGGGCGACCCGAAACGCGACCGCTTGGTGGCCATGCTCGCCGACTGGACGCCCCTCAGCGAGCTTATGAGCGCGATGGGCTGGCAGGCGCACACAGTCCGGGGCGCGCTCAGCACGGCCGCCAAGGCTCGCAACATCAAGATAGAGCGGCGGCGGGTCGAAGGCGTCACAAGCTACCGCGCGGCTGGAATAGAGGGGTAACTTTACGTGACAGGAAATCCGAAAATGAAAATCTATGTCGCCGGCCCGATGCGCGGGATTCCGGAATTCAACTTCCCCGCGTTCCATTCAGCCGCCGCGAAGCGTCGGGGTATTGGGCACGATGTTTTCAGCCCGGCTGAAAAAGACAATGAGCGGCACGGAACAGATATCTCCAAAGGGAACGCGGACGGTTGCGCGAAATCGGCGGCCAAGGAACACGGATTCAACTTGCGCGAAGCCCTTGGCGTCGATCTGGCGTGGATTTGCGCTGAGGCGGACGCGATCGCGCTCCTCCCCGGTTGGGAAAACAGCAAGGGCGCAAAGGCGGAACACGCCACTGCCGTCGCGCTGGGGCTGCAGGTTATCCTGCTATGAACTCGCGGAACCTGCCCAGCGACAGTGCCGCCCGCAAGGAAGTCCCCATGTGCTCCGGACTGTTGGATTACTTCCCCGACGCATTAGCGGAAGTGGCGCGCGTCTCGTTCCTCGGGAGCGAAAAGCACAACCCCGGCGAGCCGACGCACTGGGCCCGGGGCAAGTCCATGGACCACGCCGATTGCATCGTCCGCCATCTGACCGAGCGAGGTAGCCGCGATCCTGCCGGCGTCCGGCATTCGGCCCAGATGGCATGGCGCGCGCTCGCGCTGCTCCAGCAAGAGTTGGAAGACGAGTTGGGACTCGCGCTGCCCCGCGGTGCCCGGGACAGCGTCCGGCTCGGACCGGAATCGATTGTGCATGCCAAGCCGTACACGGAGCCAGCATGAACAATCTCGTATGCGGTGCCTGCAAAGGCGAGAACGACCGGCCAACCCAGCGCCATTGCTCGACTTGCCACCGGGAATACATGGTCGCGTGGCGCGGACATAAGACGGCAGAGCGTCAGGCTGTTGTCGAAGCCGTCAAGCGGGACCGCCGCATCAAGCGGAAATACGACCTCTCGCCCGAAGAGCAGGAATCCATGCTCCGGGCCCAGGGCAACGCCTGTGCGATCTGCGTAACCCGGTTCGGCAATGAGCCAATCCAGCGGCCCCGCGTCGACCGCTGCCATACCACAGGGCACGTTCGCGGACTGCTCTGCCACAAATGCAATATCGCCATCGGACTTCTGGACGATCAGCCCAGGTTCTTTGACCTGGCGGCGCAATACCTGAGATCACGTTCGGTCGCTAAGCTCGCCCCTAAGCACAAAATGACGATGGCGAAGATACTCGAGCGGCTGGAAAAGCGAGCCGAGCCGTCGGAGCGCGTCGCATGAAACACGGCGTCCCCATCCCCACCAACAGACGCGCTGACGAAGAGGCGCGCCTGGCATATGCGCTGATCGTCGGACTCTCGTTCGATGACGGCCTCGCCATGATCCAGGGCATGTTCAAAACAGATGAAATGGGCGCGTGTGATTTGATCGTGCGGGGGAAGCGGCTGGCGGATTCGGTTGAGAAGCGGGGAGCGGCATGAACCAAATCCACGCTATCGACCCAAGCTCGTTTGCCCGGCCACCGGTCCTGCCTAATCCCGGCGCGGCACCATTGCTGCAATGGATTGAAATCGGCGACTTGATGGTCGACCGCAGCTACCAGCGCGAAATCCGAGGCAAGGGAAAGGTCAACGTTCGTAAGATCGCGGCCGATTTTCGTTGGTCGTGCTTTGCGCCGGTTATCGTTTCACCGGTCCCCGGCGGGAAATTTGCGATCGTTGATGGGCAGCACCGAACCACTGCCGCGGCGCTGATCGGACTGACGTCGGTGCCATGTCAGGTTATTGTTGTAACCCCGGCAGAGCAGGCCTTGGCTTTCAAGGAGATAAACGGCAGCACTACGATCATGAGCCGCCAGGCCATCCACGCCGCCGCAGTTGTCGCCGGCGACCCCGATGCACTGGCATTGGAAGATGTCGCCGCGCGCTCAGAAGTGAAGATCCTGCGATACCCGGTCGCGACATCCCAGCAGGACACAGGCGGCCAGACAATGGCTGTCGGCTGCCTTGAGGACTGCTTGCGCCAGTACGGTCGGGACACGCTCGTGACCGCGCTACAATGCGTCACGCAGACGGATAATAACGTTGCCGGCATTTTGGTTTCGGGCGTCATCAAGGCGCTTTGCGCCCTCCTGCATGATAATATCGCGTGGCGCGACTCCGGTTCACGGCTGCTTTCGGCATTCGATGAGATCGACATTGAGCAGTTACTCGAGCAGTCCCGCTTGCAGGCGAAACCGAAGGGCACAAGCACAGCGATGGCGCTCGGCGCCCGCCTTAAGGCCGCGCTGCTTCCGTTCATGGCCCCGGCCCTTATTGAGCTCAAGAAATCCGCAAGGAGCGCGGCATGATCCACGAGCGCTACATCAAGCCCATAAGTGCGGCGCCGGTAATTGTCCGGCTGACCGAGGTCAGATTGGCCTGGGGCCTGTCGATCAGGGAAGTCGCGGCGCGCATCGGCTGCGACGAGGAAACGCTCGGGAAATACGAGCGCGGCAAGATATTTCCCAAGGGGAGATACCTCGTCAAATGGGCTGAGGTGCTGGGATACGAATTGAGCATTTGGCCGAAAAAGATGGAGCAAACAGCATGAATTCTATTGGCCATAACACCGGAGTTGCGCCGGAAGCGCCGGCGGCCTCATTCGCGAAAGATCAACTCAAGTCGATAATCGAGCGCGTGGAGCGTCTCGAGGAAGAGAAAAAGACGCTGAGCGACGACGTGCGGGACGTGTACGCCGAGGCCAAGGGTAACGGCTACGACGTCAAGGCCCTCCGCACCATCGTCCGGATGCGCAAGCAGGACGCCAACGAGCGGGCCGAACAGGAAACTATCCTGGAACTTTATATGCAGTCGCTGGGGATGCTTTGAATGAGCATCATAGTTGAAAACCTGCCGCGTGCCGGGGTCCACATCTACCTGTTCTGCTTCTATGGCAGGATTAACGAGCCTATGGGCCCGGTGAAGATCGGGATCACGTCGAACGTGGCGTCGCGCCTCGCGGGCGTTCAGACCGGCCAGCACCGCCGGCTGCACGCCCTTGCTGTGTTCGATACGCCAAACCGGGATATCGCTCGGCGGATGGAGGCCTCGTTTCATCGAGAGTTCACCGCGGGACGACTGGAAGGTGAATGGTTCGATGCCGATCCGGTCACGGTTCTGGAAAGGATGTGCGCCATGTGGCGCTACTATTTCCAGCAAATGCCTGAGGGGATCGAGTACGTCGGAATCCCCTTCTATGAGCGCGAGATCAAGGTTCTGCGTGCATGGCGCCAGCATTACGCCGAAACCTCAAACGTGCAGGCGATCGCATAGCCAAATGCCCCGCATCCGGACCATCAAACCAGAGCTTCCGCAGTCCGAGACTATCGGACGGTTGTCGCGTGACGCCAGGCTACTTTTCATCCAGCTTTTCACGATTGCGGATGATGCCGGGAGGGCTCGTGCATCCTCGCGATTGCTCGCGAGCCTTCTATATCCATACGATGAGGATGCAGGCGGCCTGATCGACGGGTGGTTATCGGAGTTGGAGCACCATAAGGCGATACGCCGGTATGAGGTGGATGGGTCGCAGTACCTCGAAATCATTAAGTGGTTGGAACACCAGAAGATTGACCGTCCATCTCCGTCTCGCTTACCGGAATATCGCGATCCATCGTCACCGCCTCGCGAGCCTTCGCGAGCCTCCGATGCTGACCTTGGACCTAGTACCTTGGACCAAGGACCACATACCGCGGCTGGCGCTGAAGCGCCGCCGGATGCGTGTGATCGGTTTGAGGAATTTTGGAAGGAATACCCACAGCGGGATGGCGATAACCCGAAACTTCCAGCGAAGATGAAATTCGACGCCTTGGTGAAAACCGGGCTCGATCCGGAAATCATAATCGCCGGCGCGAAACGCTACGCCGAGAAGTCGCGCGAGAAGGGGAGCGCTGGAACGCAGTACATCGCTCATGCGCTGAAATGGCTGAATGAGCAGCGCTGGGCAGATATCGCCGCCGTTTCCTACCTTGCCACAGAGCGCGCAGCGGAGCCGTCCAATTGGGCGCTGACCGTCAAGCTTTGGCTGCAAGATGGGTCGAGATGGCCGCGCGGGGTCGGCGGCGTTCCAGGCTCGTCGACGTGCCGCTGCCCACCAGACGTTTTGATCTCTGCCGGCGTCGATCCAGAATCCGGCAAGCAAATCTCAAAGTTGGTTCCGATCTATACGCAAACGGATGAGATGTCGGCGCTCGTTGCTGACCGCCAAGCGCGCAACATCCGGCCGCCCAGGGTGTTCACGATCGAAACTGACGGTCGAGAGCAGACGCTTTGCTGGGCCGAAACACGATGGCCCAAAGGCTTCAACGACTTCGGCGAACGCATCGCCCCGCAAGATGAGGATGCTGCATGACAATCCAGCCGCTGCATTCGCTCTTTCAGAGCCGCACGAGATATGGCGAGATCGCGATCGGTCTTTCGTCGATCGAGGGCAACAGCTCAGCCATCAGCGGATATTTGTTGGGCCTGGAAGTCGCCGCGGCGGTTTGTCGGTCTCACATCGTATCGGCCGCAATGAAGTTCGGTGAAAAATCAGTTGGCGTCAGAGTTGGCCGCGCCGATCTCTGCTGCATAGAGCGCGAAATACGAAGAACTAAACGATCTGCCGATGAGGGTGCCGCATGATCTTCGATCAGCCACCTCGTCAGTGTTCCGGGTGCAGTCATTGGAACATCAACTATGCGGAAGGTGGCAAGGGCTACCTAGAAGCGCGATGCCAACAGCCGAAAGATGATCGTGATCGGCTACTGAAACGGGCATCGGATTACTGTTCGAAGTGGAGTCGACGCGCTGCGACATCAGGCGCCGATCAGGTTACCTGGGCGTATTTTGGTTGAAATAAAAGTGAGTATGTAAAGCGAATGTCAGGCCGTCAAACAATCAAAGGAGATGCTTCGTGAGGAATGCTATCGACTTAGCGATGGCCGTATTTGCGTTGGGGCTCTTTGTCACCGTGGCTTCCGGACTGTATGAGCCGTCAGCGCATGCCGTTGCCGTCATCGCGTCTGGAGGTTTTGCGGCTGCGATGATCGCCGGCTTGGGGTTTGGTGGCCCAGTCGACTCATAGCGATGCAAGGGCTGCTTGACTGGCATTCCTGATGAAGGCGTGAGGGTTGGATTTGTTCCGGGTGGGTGGAATTATTTTAGAGCGGACGGGAGAGAGAAGATGGCACCGAGGTTACATGGTGTTGGCAGAGTGGCCGACAACGAACAGGCGCTGCTGGTTATATTCGATCGCAAGCTATCAGACGGCGAGTTGCGAAGATTCCATGAGGCTATTCGACTGGTCGACGTTTCAAGGAATATTCTGGAGATTGACGACTTTCTTGGCGCGGAAAACTTGCTGGATTCGTAAACCGCTGACGGCCCCGCGTATCCGGGCCGCGCATCACAAAACCAGAGTTCAATCGAGGGATACGCAAATGCAGGCCGTTGATTTGAAGGAATTGAAGATCGGCGACTTCGTGGAGTTCGTCGACATCGTTCTACCGGCCCCGCCAGTACCGGTGCTCTCAGGCGACCCGGCGGCGTGGTTCGTGATGCTGACCGAACCGCAACAGGATCTGACGACGGTGTGGCGCCTGCACGAGCTCGGGCTCGAGATGTTCGTCCCGGTGATCCGGAGGCGCGTCAAGACCGGCCGCATCGGAAAGAACGGCCACAAGGTAACCCGCGTCATCGCGAAGCCGATGTTCCCAGGGTACGGGTTCCTGCGGATCACCGGGATTCGAGATTACGACGCGATCAAGGATGTCAGGGGCGTCCGAGATTTCATGCTCGATGTGGCCGGCAACCCAGTCAAGCTGCCGCACGCCGCGGTGTGGGCGGTGTTCCAAAAGCAACTCCAGGAGCACCAGAAGTGGCTACAGGAGGTCGGAGGGCGCCGCGGTACGGCATGGAAGCGCGGCGATCAGGTGCGTGTGGACGAGGACGGCGGGGCCTATGCGGGCCTCGTGGCGACCATCGACAAGATCGACAGCAAGGGCCGAATTGAGATATTGTTGGGAATGATCCGGACCTCGCTTCCCGCCGACATGGTTGTTGCAGCATGACGCTGAATTGCGATCTTCCGCTTGAGGCGGCTCGGGATGAATTTGCCAAATCTCAAGACGATGGAACAGCGCGCGATCTAATCGAGTCGGCTTTCGAATATTGGAAGTCAGATCAGATTGATGACGCAGCGCTGGCCATGCACTTGCGCGCCGTGTTGCAGTACCTTGAGCGCTTCAAGGAATCGGAGGGCGGCCCACCAGCACGCAGACTCATCGCGGAAACAAAAAGTGCGCTGGAAATCCTATCGCTGGATCAGATTGCCGCCCTTCGGGAGGCTGGATTCGTTGTCATTCATCGCGAGCCAACTGAGGCTATGTGTAAGGCGTTCTATGGAAATGAATACCCGGAAAGCGTGATTTTTGTGGAAGGGTTCCACCGCGTTGTCGCGACCAGTATTCGCGCGCAAAATAAATCGGAGATCAAGCAATGACGCCGGAAGAGGCGATTGCTGAATTGAAAGAATTCCTCGAAAGCATAAAGCAATTCCCGAACGACGATACGTTCCGATGCGAACTTGACCGCGCTGGCGTCAAGGCAATTCTAGCCGCGATCCGAGCCGCAGAGAACGACGCGCTGGAACGGGCGGCTGTCGCGGCCGATTGGCACAACGTGCATGCCCCCTACGGTGACGCGAAACACGCGACGCCAGGCGAACACATCCGCGCGCTCAAACCCGAGGAAACAAAATGATGGGCGCCGGCGAGGTTGGCGCACCACCAGCCACCGCAACAAACCAAGACCGGTGGGTCAATCTGGAGCGCGCCGACGCTGCTCGCCAAGCACTGGAAGACGCAGCAAATCAGCTAGAGGCGATGAACGGCAATGAATTGTACAGGCGCGCATGGCGGATCGCGGCCGATTTCATTCGGGCAATTCCATATAAAAGCGCACTGTAAAATTGATTAAATGACAGGCTGCGATCTCCTGCGCTATTCACGTCGTGTTCGGTCGCGCCTGCATCACGGTTGCGCGGCTTAGGTGTGTGGATGGCCAAACTCGCGCCGCACTATGGCGCGTTCGTAACTGCGACGGGTCGCCACCTACGGCTCACATAAAGCCGGACGTAATCGCCAACTTCTGGCGAAAGCGAAGCTTTTCGGACAGACGGCAAACCCCAAAACAAGCGCATCACCTTTAGCTTAGCGGTTTTGGCCGTCTCGCCCGTGCTACGGCCGGGCAACAATTCGCCATGCAGCGGCTTTGGCCGCAATCGCTGGCAATCGAGGAGCCTTCGGGCGGTTAGGTCGCAAACCTCGCTAAAGAAGCTGCGGCGGGCATGGCCGGCTAAGCCCTCAGTAGGATCCGGCAACTGACAAAAACACCGCCGCAAACCGCGACCTAATCGCGCGGTCCCGGACGCGGGAAGCGGCGGCACTTATTCGGAGGCGTGACGATGGGCATAGTCCTCCAGTTTCGCCGCCGCCCTCCTGTCGTATCGCAGGATAATCCGTTCATGGTTCCGATCGCGCAATACTTTATCGGTCTGGCGATTTGCGGGTTGATAGCCATCGCGATCATCGATCAGTGCATGGGTGAGCGGCGTCGATGAACCTCGCGGCGCCGTTGTTCCTGATCGGTCTGGCGCTCGGCGCCCATCTGCAGGAAACCACGTTCACCAAGCGCATCACGGCATTTCAAGGTTGAGCGATCAACGAAAGCAGACGCGCGATGACAGAAGCAACGATCCTGCAATTCACGCCGAGCGACCTACCGACTGACGGCGGCAAGTCACGCATTCAGCGGCGCCGCGATGTGTTGTTCGGTCGGACGCCACCGCAGGACGAAGAAATCAAGCGGCGCGACAACTTCAAGTTTCGCAGCTTCGCAGAACCGATCTTCGACAATCGCGACGACTTGATGATGGATCATGCCGATCCTGGGTATCCGTCAGATTCTCCATATCGCGCACCCGATACCGATCCCGCCTGATGCGCCTCGCATTTGCGATCATTCGCTACTTCATCCGAACAAGCCGCGAAATTCACAAACTAAAACAAGAGGTAAGAACCATGAGCCTTGATCTGTCCAAACTCACCGCCGCAATCGAACGCTCCACCAAGGCCACTGAAGCGCTTGTCGCTGCGCATAGCGCCGCGGTCGACACCACTGCCGCCCAGGCAGCAATCGACGACCACGCTGCAAGCCTGGATGCCGAGAGTGCCAAGGCCGAGGCCGCCGTGCCTGCCGCTGCGCCGGCTGCGCCCGCGGCCTGATGGCGCTGCGCACCAGCGCACCGCGGCTCGCGCCTCACGACACACGCACAGCCCGTCCAAGGCCCAAGCAGGCGGATGCCGAACTACTGACGCCAGAGCATAGAGCCTGGCGTCTCGACGTATGCAGGCGCGCTGGTTGGCGGTGTGAGTGGCTGGAGCAGGGCGTCCGCTGCGCGGCATCGACGCAACGTGGTGACAGGCTAGTGGCCGACCACATCATTGAGCGCGCTGATGGTGGCGCGCTGTACGATGCTGAGAATGGCCAGTGCTTGTGCATCTCGCACAACACCTTGAAGGGTAACAGAGCGCGCGCCGCGCGTGTGAGCGCGTAGGGGGATGGGGGTTTAATGCGCTGATGGCCAGAGGGAGCCGGAACCGCATGGGTACCCATAGACAGAATTTTTGGGTTTATAGCGAATTTGAGGGTGCGAACTACAGTGCGAACAGGAGAAGGAAATTCTACGGACTGGATTCAAATTGGGGATGCCTATTGCAACGAAACCCTTTCGATAAGGGCGTTAGCGAAGCGTCACGGGCTTTCCGACACGGCCATCCGGAAGGAAGCCAAGAAGCGCGGTTGGGCCCGGCCCGATGCGAACCAGCCGCCCCGCGAACCTGAGTGCAAACCAGAGCGCGAACCGACGCCGAACCGAACCGAGGCAGTGGCCCGCGACATCGCGTCGACCCCGGTAAAGGTGCTCACGGCCCGCGGCCGGAACATTCTCCTGGACCTGATGGATGAGCTGGAGTTCCTGAACCGCAACCACCAGACGATCGCCGATATGGTAGCCGATTATGTGAACGGCGAGAAAGACGCCACGGTGCGCGCCAAGCTGCTGAAGGTGCTGGACCACGAAACGCGGTCCAAGACCGCGAACTACCTGGCGACCGCGCTTGCGAAACTGAACGACGCGGCGCCCGGCAAAAAGGAACAGGCCGAGGACGACGCCAAGACCGCCGGCCAGGGTACGGGCTGGGGTGACGACCTCGACACGGGCGTTGTTGGCCGACCAAACTGATGGACGATGATTGGGACCTCTCGTGTCCGGATTGGGAAGACCGGATCCTTTCAGGTCGGTCCCTCGTTCCTGACTTGCCGCTGTTCCAGGCAGAGGCCGACAGGGCCCTGAGGGTATTTAAGCGGCTCAAGCTTCCCGACGTGATCGGCACGCCGACGATGGCCGAGGCGTGCGGGGAATGGTTTTTCCCGATCGTTGCGGCGCTGTTCGGATCCTATGATCCGATCAATAACGTCCGAATGATCCAGGAGATTTTCGAGCTCATCCCGAAGGGGAACAGCAAGAGTTCGAACGGCGGCGCCGTAATGGTAGCTGCGACGATATTGAATAGGCGGCCGGAGAACGAATTCCTCTTCATCGCGCCCACGATCGAAATCGCCACCATCGCCTTTAAGCAGGCGAAGGGCACCATCCGACTTGACGCCGATCTGGATAAACTGTTCCAGATCCAGGACCACGTCCGGAAGGTAACGCACCGGCGCTCCGGCGCCACGCTGCAGATCAAGGCCGCCGATACCGACGTCATCACCGGCTCCAAGGCCGGCGGGACAATGATCGATGAAACCCACGTCTTCGCGAAAAGGTCGAACGCAAAGGAAATCTTCGTCGAGCTCCGCGGCGCGCTGACCAAGCGCCCCGATGGGTTCCTATTCCAGACCACGACGCAATCCAAGACCCCGCCGTCTGGCGTGTTCAAGTCGGAATTGGATATGGCGCGCGCGGTGCGCGATGGAAAGATAAAGCTTCCACTGCTGCCTGTGCTTTATGAACTGCCCGTCAGCGTATCGAAAGATGGCGGCTGGAAAGAGCGAAAATACTGGCCGCTTGTTAATCCGAACCTTGGCCGGTCCACGAACGAGAAGTTCCTCGGCAACGAGATCGCGAAGGCTGAGCAGGACGGGCCCGCACAGATGGCCCTGATTGCCTCGCAGCATTTTAACGTGGAGGTCGACCAAGCGCTCCGCTCTGATGGCTGGGCCGGCGCCACGCTCTGGCCTCGAGGAAACGAGAAGGGGTTGACGCTCGCCGAGGTCATCCGCCGCTCCGAAGTTATCACGGTCGGCTTGGACGGTGGCGGACTTGACGATCTTCTTGGCGCGTTTGTGTTGGGTCGAGAAAAAGGAACTGGGATCTGGCTCGGTTGGGCCCACGCCTTCATCTCTCCCGAAGGCTGGGAGCGCCGCAAGGCGAACCGGACGCTTTACGAAGATTTCATCAAGGACGGCGATCTAACCCTGGTCGAGCGATTGCCGGATGACGTCACGGCCGTTGTCGATATCGTCAAGCAATGCCTCGACTCCGGCAAGCTGGCGAAGGTCGGCGCTGACCCTGCAGGCATAGGAACGATTGTTGACGGCCTGGTCGCGATCGGTGTGACGCAAGAAAACGAATTGCTCGTTGGCGTGCGCCAGGGCGTTGCCCTGATGGGCGCCATCAAGACGGTGGAGCGCAAGCTCGCCGATGGAAGTTTCAAGCATGGCGGTCGCCGCATGATGGCGTGGTGCGCTGGCAACGCGATCGTACAGGCGACAGGAACGGGAATGCGCATAGCGCGCGACGCTTCCGGTTACGGCAAGGTAGACCCTCTTATGGCGGGCTTCGATGCTGTCGCTGAAATGTCGCTAAACCCGACGCCGATCAATGGCCCTTCGGTCTACGAAACAAGACCAATGTTGATGGTCTAAGGAATCCATAATGGGCCTGGTCGACTGGACCCGCCGCGTACTTGGCGGCTCGGTCGAAAAAGCTAGTGGCGATTCCGGACTTCTCCCGCTGCTTGGAGGCGTTGGATCCGCCACTGGATTGTCTATCACACAATCGACGGCCGTCAGCATATCGACGGTCTACGCGTGCGCCTCGATCCGGTCGAAAGACGTTGCTCGGTGCATTCCGAGGCTAATGCGCGAGAATAGCGCGAGGGCTGAGAAACCTATCGTCGATCATCCGGTTGCTCGGTTGTTCAAGCGTCCGAATGCTTGGCAAACCTGGACCGAGTGGTGCCGGCAAATGCACGCCGCGTACTTACTTCGCGGTAATGCGTTCGCAGTTATCATGCGCGATGGCCGAGGAAATCCCACCGCGCTCATTCCGATTAACCCGGACCTCGTGTTTCTGTACGAAGCCACCGATGGATCGCTTTTCTATTCTGTCGCAAGGAATGGTGTTTTTCTAAACGCTATTCTCAGGGGGCAACCCCTGATGATTCCGGAGGATGATATGTTTCATCTTCGGGACATCGGCTTCAATATGCTGCTTGGTCTGTCGCGCATCTCAATCGCGCGGGACTCGTTCGGCGTCGCGATGGGGCTTGAGCAACAAGCCGCACGATTTATGAACAACGGCGCGCGCCCCAGCGGCGTGCTGCAGACCGACAAGCTGCTTTCTGAGCCTGCCGCGACGCGTCTTCGCACTCAATGGGAGCAGCTAAGGTCAGGAATTCAGAACGCAGGGCGCACGGCCATCCTTGAGGAGGGTCTCAAGTGGACGCCGATGCAGCTCAGTTCGGTTGACCTCGAGTTTATTGCCCAGCGGGAATTCTCCATCGCCGATATCGCGCGCTGGTTCGATATGCCGCTCTACAAGCTCGGCGTCAAAGGTGAGATGTCGCGCCTGAAGTTCGACGACGCGGACCAGGCCTACGTCAACACCACGATCATGCCGGACCTGGATGCGTGGGAACAGAAGTTCATTCAGAAGTTCGATCTCGATAAGGAAAAACTTGTTGCGGACTTTGATGAGCGCCGGCTGCTCCGCGCCGCGGAAGCGACGCGCATCAACAATCAGCGTCTCAAGATCATGTCCGGTATCTCGACGCAAAACGAGTGCCGCGCCGAGAATGGCGACCCGCCGCTTCCTGGTGGCGACGTTCTTTTGACGCCAGTCAATCTTGCGGCGAGCGGTTCGGACATGAGCGGCACAGCGCCGGACGGGGCGGGCCGGCCTGATGCTGGAACAGTTCCGGATCCCGGCGCGCCGAGCAAGGTGATTGCTCCATACATCGTGAGTGAGCAAAGCGCCTTCGTGCAGAATACAGGCGCCCCCGAATTACCCGAAGTGCCGAGAGAATCAGGAGACGATTGATGCGACGTCGTGCATTTCCGGGGGGCGGTTCCGAGACCGAGGCGCGTTATCAGCGCGCCGGGCAGTGGCTGCTTGCTGCGATCTATCAGAACGAGAAGGCCGCGTCCTGGTGTAAGGCCAATGGCGTCCGGCTCGTCAAGGCCGCAGGAGAGACGATCGATTCAAGCGGCGGGTTCCTCGTGCCCACCGATCTGGCGACCGCCATCCTCGATATTCGGGATAGCTATGGCGCGTTCCGGCGCCGGGCTCGCATCGTTCCGATGGCGTCCGACAGTACGTCTGTTCCGCGCCGCCCTGGCGGAACCGGAGCATCCTTTATCGGAGAGGGAGCATCGGCGTCAGCCGACACCGGGACGAACGTCGATCAGATCAGCCTGACGGCCAAGAAGATCGGGTCTCTCATTCAGATTTCGAGCGAGCTTGAAGAAGACTCGATCGTCGATGTGGTCGATTTCATCGCCAACGAAATCGGATTTGCCTTCGCGGCAAAGGAAGACGATTGCGCGTTCAACGGTGACGGTACGTCAACCTACGGGCGGATGCGCGGCATCGGCTCGATCGTGCTCGATGGCAATCACAGCAAAGCCAAGGTCGTTGCTGCATCTGGACACAACACGTTCCTGACGCTTGACTCGACCGACCTCGCAAACCTGGTTGGCTCGGTGCGCGCCGCGGCAATTCCGAATTCGGCGTGGTACTGCTCGCAAACAGCGTTCGCTCAGACCTTCTGCCGCCTCGCCGGCGGCACAGGTTATCTCCCGATGGCCGAGAGCGACGGTGTCATGACGCCGCACTATCTCGGCTTCCCGGTGATCCTCACGCAAAAGCTACCGCTGATCAGCACCACACTGACCGGCAAGACCATGTTGGCTTTCGGGGATATGTATCTCGGCGGCGCGCTGGGCCAGCGCCGTGGCCTGACGCTGGCGCGTTCGGATCAACGTTACCTGGATCAAGATCTGATCGCGGTGCTCGGCACCGAGCGGTTCCATACAGTCGTTCACGATCTGGGCGACTCCAACAATTTCGGCGCGTTGGCCGCGTTGGTCGCTCCGTAGTCTTTCAAAAATCGAAAGCAAATTCCCTGCATCCACGGGGATGAAGCGCGATGGAGGTTTCACTTCTCCATCGGTGTCGGGTTCTGCCTAACGGCGGACCCTCATTATCGCGCGGGCGTGGATGGCCCGATGTCGATGGAGATTACAAAAATGCTGAAATGTAGTCCGGAAAATACCGAGTATCTTCTTGGCATCGAACGTATCGGGAAAATGCGAGGCAGCGTTGCAGCCGCCGTCGATGCCGCTCTTGCCGACTATCCTGCAAGCAATGAATTAATTGGCGCGCTTCAGCATATGCTGGATCGCGGAAACGTTTCTCTGGCTAAGGCAATAATTAAGGTCCCTCACCTGATGATGGTAGCGTTTCCGGAGCCTCGGCGTAATGCAAACAACAGATTCGCCGTGAAGCATGGCTTCGACGGAGACAATGATGATGGAATTCCTAGATTTAAGTTCTCTAAGTTGGATGCGTCCGGTCAGACCAAGTTTCGCAGCGTTGCCCCTCTCGGAGCAATACTGTCCGACATAGCTTCCCTGGAGGGGACATATACCGTCTATCACCATTGCCTTTATGACGGGATTAGTCCTCCAAAAAATTATGTCGGAATCACCAGAAAGGGCTGGGGACCTCGATATAGGCAACATCTTAACGCTGCTAAATCTGGAAGTCCCTACCTCTTTCATGAGGCGTTGAGGCGATCAAACGTCACTGAGGTTCATAGCGTTTTGGGGCTCGGTCTGTCGTATGAAGTGGCGATGGATTTGGAAGGGAGGCTGGTCGACCAACTTAGCCTTTATCCGATGAGGGCCAATGGCCTCAACATGATTCCGGGAGGTTTCGCCGGAATTCGATATCTTCATAAGCTTGGACTGAAAAACATCGGTCCGCGCCAGATGGAGCATCGAAGCGCCTTAGTAAGGCAGGCCATTAAGCGCGCGGCGCGAGAGGGAAAACCAAATCCATGGCTCGCCGCGATGTGGCGCAGCGACGAATTCGCAGCGTCGAGGATTTGCGGGAATCCGAACAACCTGGATTTAGAGCAAGTCCGCGAGGCACGACTGCTCGCTGATTTTGGTTGGTCTATCGAAAAAATCGCAGAGCGATTTGTCTGCAGCTCTGAGCGCGTAAGGCGCCTTCTTCGCGGGTCAACTTATTCCCGCGTGCATTAAAATGAGGTTTCAATGTCGATCGAACTCTTGACTGCGGACGCCTTCAGGATCGCCGCCAAGGATGGCGCTCAGCCCGATTGCCGCATTTTGCGGGCAATGTCTGGCGAGCCCGCTCAGGTCGATGGAGACAATCCGAACGTATTTCGGTTCACCTGCAGTGACGAGAGTACGGATCATTCCGGCGACGTAATTAAGCAGTCGGGCTGGACGAATCTGAAAGAGTTTGAGGAAAAGAACGCGATCGGCCTTTGGTGCCATGATTCGTCCATGCCGCCCATAGGCCGATGGAAGAACATGGGCGTCCTCGCCGGCAAACTTAAGGGCGACCTCGAATTCGTAACAGAAGACATCTATCCGTTCGCGGCGACGCTTGCGAAGATGGTCCGTGGCAAATTCCTGAATGCCGTTTCGGTGGGATTCATCCCAACCGAGTGGGAATTTTCTAAGGACAAAAAGCGGCAATCGGGGTTGGACTTTATCAAGCAAATCCTTTTGGAAGTAAGTCTGTGTCCGATCCCGTGCAATCCCAACGCGTTGATCGACGCGCGTTCCGCCGGTATTGACACTGGACCGATCTCCGAATGGGCGCAGCGGTTACTTGATGGCGAAGGCAAGGTTCTGGTTCCGAGGTCTCTTCTCGAGGAGACCTTCCGCCAGGCCAAGACGCCGCGCACGGTGAGGCAGAAGTATCTGGCAAAATCCGAAGTAGCGGACTGGAAAGTCGGCGCGCTGGATGATTTGCCGCTCGCGGATTGCGATGCGTGGGACGGTGCCGCCGCAGCTAAGAGAATGCTGGATGATGCCGGCTTCGATGGAGATGCTCCCGATTTCGCCAAAGCGGCCCGCGGCTTCCTCATTCACGATGCGGCCAACCCGGTCCTGCGCTCGAGTTACAAGCTTCCGTTCGCCGATATTGTCGGCGGGGAACTGAAGGCCATCAAATCCGGCGTTGTCGCGGCCAAGAGCCGCATCGATCAGTCCGACGCACCCGAAGCCGTGCGCGACGAGGCCAAAGGAATTGCCGACGAGTACGAGCAGAAGACCGTCAGTACCGAAACGATTGTTCCGGCCGTAGAAAAGGCTGGACGCAAGATCAGCAGCGCCAACGCGGCGCTACTCGCAAAGGCAATGGAACATCACGAGTCCATGGGCGCTTGCATTAAGCAGGTACAGGACAGCAACGCTGCTGACGATCCTGACGGCGACAACGACCAAGACCCCGCCGCAGATGATCCGCCGCCGGTTGCTGTGATTACCCTCACTGCGCGCGAACAGCGCATTGAAGAGGCGAAAGCCCTAAAGGCTTCCGTCAAAATCTAAATCTGTCTTTCGAAAATTGTGACTGACCGCCGCCGGTAGAGCAACCGGCGCGGGCCGCGCATCGCGTCGCTGGCAATACCGCCCATCCCCCGCGCCCGGGCAGCGCACCAGCGAACATATGGAAACATAGCGATGAGCAAGAAACACGAGATCAAGCAGAAGCTTGCTAAATTGGCCGATGAAATCGAGGCCATGGCAGGCAAATCCGAAGACGAAGGGTTCAAGCAGGACATTTTCGATGCGATGAAGGAAACCTTCATCGACATCAACAAGCAGCTTGGCCGCGTCGAAGAGGCAGAGGCAATCGCCCGTAACCTCGCGACTCCCGTTCCCGGCCAAGACCGGCTGACGCCGTTCGCGCCCCCGAGCGCCCACAAGCTGTTCGGGACCATCAAGCACTTCCGCGACCGCGAGATCGAGGGCAAAACCGTTCGCGCCGTCGACCAGGCGTACACTGCCGGCATGTGGTTCAAGGCAACCATCCTGGACAACGCCGAGGCCAAGGATTGGTGCAAGTCGCGCGGCGTTCCGATCAACAAGGCGCAGGGCGAAGGCGTCGACAGCGCCGGCGGTTTCCTCGTTCCCGAAGAACTGAT